TATGGGCATTGCGCGAGCCCGATGTTTTCCCAGCTATGGACTTTTCAAATCACGTTGACAGGAGATTGAGGAGGAAGAGATGGACGGAACGACGATCATAACCTGCGTCTATTGCGGAATGAGATATCCCGAAGGTACCCCACCGTCAGGCGGGAAAGTTCTGACTGATCACATCAGGGTTTGTGAAAAGCATCCGCTTCGAAAGGCTGAGGCCGATATAGCCAAGCTTCGCCGGGCCTTAATGGGAATCGTCGGCGCAGAGGATAAAGGAGAGCTTGAAGCGATGGCTGACTTTCTCATAAACGATATCGGCCCTGATGACGAAAAGGTGAAAGCTCTCAACGCCATTCAGGCTTTGATTGAGACAATCGAATGATCATCAGCCCCTTACCCATCATCCCTCAAGTTCTTTTCTCACGTATGCGCCGTAAGTTTTTGTTTTTACAAAAGAAAGCGTCATTTTCATTGGTAAGGTGTACGTTCCGAATAGATTGAATTCCTTCTTGCGCAGGCGCGCGTACTTATTACTTAGGCTGTGATGGAAATGCATCCTCCCAAATAGAAATCTCTTGACAGGTCCCTTCCAGGTCGGCAGGGATGCCTATTACGTCCGGGGCCTTCTCGCCGGTGCGGCAGCCATGCTCAAGATCGTGAGAAGGGCGGACGCCAAAGGGCACAACGCGACTTGGGTTGCCAAGCTTGTAGAGTACCGGCAGAAAGAGCTTACCCTGGCAGAGACGGCAAAGCTCTTGGACACCTCCACGAACGTCGTATGGGAGTACGAGCGCGACATGAAGGCGGCGGGGATTTGGCCGGGGTAGAAACAAGGAAAAGCTAAAAGAAAGGCGCGGGGAAGTCGGTTGTCAAAGCTTCCCGCGCCTTCTGCTATCTTGTCCTTATACCCACCGTCAATACTTTCCTGTTATGCTTATCGGGTATTTTGGTTTTCCCTTCGCCGGTTCAATATCTGATTCCATGACGTAAAAGTAGATCGGCTGAAGCCACGGTTCCGCATTTCTGATAGAACAATAGGCGACTCTTTGGACTCCCAACGTCGAATGTGCGAACGTTTCGAAACGGATAATTTCAAAGATGACCTTCGGATTGATTGGAAAACATCGGAAATGACTTATGACGCCATTATAGCCGCCATCCGATTCAACCGAGGGCAAAAGCCCTCTGCGCCACAAAGGAGGGTCACTATTCTTATCCTTTCGACTTTTATCGAGATAGCTCATTTCGGGAGTTATTGCTTGGTCTTTGCATGTCATCGGCCAAAAACGGAGCTTTTCTTTTCCATGATAAAGACCCAGATCGGAGAAAACCTCATCTTTGCCGTTTTCGCCATTCGCTTTGTTGCTGATTCCTCTCGGCACTTTTTCAATGTCAGATTGCATGACATAGAAATAGCTTACAGGCTTCGAGGTAGGGCAGATGCAATATGCTACTTTTCTGAGTCCCTCTGGCATGTTCACCGTCTCAACATGAAGGACTTTAAAGGGAAGCTGATCTTTCAAACCTTCTGGGCCTGCCATCGTAACCCAGCTTTTGCAGTGGCCTTTATCCCAATCATTCCGATCTTTGGCAGTAAAAGTTCCGGAGTTCCTGTGCTCGTTGACATTGGCTGCTATGTTTTTGTCATCGCAAGCCACGGCTTCTTCGTATTTAATGCGGTATAGATCATCGGCATAGGCCGACACCGAAAGCAAAACTACTCCGATCACTGCGAACAGTTTCAGCATGCATAATCCTCCCTTTGTTCGATTATACCGCATGTCTGCTTATGTTTGACAAGATTCCTTCTTTTACCTCAAAAAATACTACTTGACAAGTCTGGATCAGTCGAGGTATGAAAAATATAGGCTGTGAGAGTCGTAAGGAGTCACTAAAACCAAACCCGCCGAGGTAATTCCTCAGGCGGGTTTTTTGTTCCCCCCATCCACCCATGCCAATAGAAATTTCAGTCAGAGCCGACTTTAAGTCGGTCATCAAGGGTCTATCCGACCTCGCCTATAAGCAGCTCCCCTTTGCCCAGGCCCAGGCCGTCACCGCGATCGCCCGGTCAGTGCAAAAGGCGGAGTCCGACCAGATCAAGAAAGTATTCCCCACGGCAACCCCCTTTACGCAAAAGTCCGTCGGCATCGTTCCGGCGCGAAAAGGAAACCCCGTCGCCACGGTCTACCTGAAAGACATCGCGGCTCAGTACCTCGCACCTTTCGAAGAGGGCGGCACGCACTTTCTCGGCAACAAAGCAGCCATCCTGGACCCTATCAACCAGCAAACGAACCAGTACGGAAATTTGCCCCTGCGCACCATCGCCAGATTGAAGGGCCGACCGGACGTATTTATTGGCTTGGTAAAAGGCGTCTATGGGGTGTGGCAGAGGCCATATACACGCCCGAAAGGACAGCGTCGGGACACGTCGAAAAAGCTCGGCAGGGTGACCAAGGCCACCAATACTACCGGACACCTGAAGCTGCTCGTCCGCTTCGAGGAACCCAAAGAGGTCAATCAGCACTTCGGCTGGGAAGAGACGGCGAAGAATGCCGTTGCCGCCAATTGGCATAAGGATTTTGACGACGCCATGGCTAAAGCGCTTGCGACGGCAAAATGACGCTTGCTGAATTCGGAGCCCTTTATGGCGTCTCGAAACAGGCCGCCGAGAAATGGAAGAAGCGCGGCTGGATCATTCTCAAAGACGGGGACATCGACGTTGAAGCCTCTCGGAAGAAGCTGAAGAAGTACCGGAAGCCCAGGCCGGTAAAGGCGGTCAACCCTGAAGTTGACGGCAAGGTCAAGGTCAAGGGCAAGAAGGTTGACAAGAAGCTCAGTGTTAAACCCGGCGAGACCCCGAAACAGGCCGCCGACCGGATCATATCCGAAGCCGATGTGACGATGGACTTCGAAGAGGCCCGGCGGATCAAGGAGAGCTATCTTGCCCTCTTGAACCAGCTTGAATACGACACCAAATCCGGCCTCGTCGTCATGGCTTCCGACGTTGCCCGGGAAGTGGGAGAGGAATACGCCAAGGTGCGCACGCGCCTTCTGGCGATTCCTTCCGAACAGGCGCCCAGGCTACACCGGCTGAAGACAGTCGCGGAAGTACAGGATGCCATGCAGGAGTGTATTACCGAGGCACTGGAAGAACTGACCAAGGATGCGATATGATGCCGGCCTAAAAACCTTTCGCGAAGGGCTCAAACAGGCCAGGCGCAAGAATATTCAGCCGCCCCCGAAGCTTTCCTTGAGCGAGTGGGCGAATCGATACGCGGTGCTTTCTCGAGAGACCAGTGCTCAAACCGGAAGATTCAGGGCTTTTCCCTATCAGGTCGGTATCCTTGACGCCATCACGGACCCCTCTGTCGAAGAGGTCAGGGTCAAAAAGAGTGCTCGGGTGGGTTTCACGAAATGCCTTGACCATGTAGTCGGGTATTACATTCACCAGGACCCGTCACCAATGCTCATGGTTCAGCCCCGCGTCGAGGACGCCGAGGACTACAGCAAGACGGAGATTTCCCCGATGCTTCGGGATACACCGGTCCTCATGAAATTGGCCGGGAGCCCAAAGGCAAAAGACAGCAACCAGACGATCCTCAAGAAGATCTTCCTGAATGGCTCAAGCCTTTCCTTGGTGGGAGCTAACAGCCCCGGTGGCTTCCGACGTATCACGGCCCGTATCGTTCTTTTTGACGAGGTCGACGGATACCCGGTCGGCGGGGCCGGATCGGAAGGTGACCAGATAGCTTTAGGCAAGAAGCGGTCAGAAACATTCTGGAACCGCAAGATTGTCATGGGCAGCACCCCGACGATCAAGGGCTTAAGCCGGATCGAGCGAGGGTATGAACAGAGCGACCAACGCCGCTACTATGTCCCCTGTCCCCACTGTGGAGCTATGCAGGTCCTGGAGTGGGGCGGTCCCGATACCCCGTATGGAATGAAGTGGGACAAAGACGAGGACGGGAACGGAATACCGGAAACTGCCCATTACGTCTGCAAAGACAACGGCTGCGTCATAGAAGAAGTCGACAAAGCCGAGATGGTGACGAAAGGCGAGTGGAGAGCATCCAGACCTTTCAAAGGAATCGCGGGCTTTCACATATGGGCGGGATACAGCCTTTTCCCGAATGCCTGTTGGCGAAACCTCGTCACCGAATGGCTTCGGGTCAAGGATGATTCTCTTCTCCGTCAGACCTTCATCAACCTCGTACTTGGTGAAGTTTACGAAGACAGGGGCGAAAAGGCCCTTAACGAAACCAAGCTCGCGGCACGCACCGAGGTATGGGCCGCTGAGGTGCCCGAAGGGGCGGCCGTGCTCACGGTCGGGGTCGACACCCAGGATTACCGGTTCGAGTGTGAAACAGTCGGATGGGGCATGAACGAAGAGAGCTGGTCGATCGATCATGAAGTGATCGAGGGCGACATGGAGACCCCTGACCCCTGGAACCGCCTTGACGCATACCTGAAAAGAATATGGCACCGGGCGGACGGCAGGCCATTCACCGTTATGGCGGTCTGCATGGACTCAGGAGGCCACCATACGCAAAAGGTCTATGACTTTTGCAAAGCTCGTCTCGGTCGCAAAGTGTGGGCGATCAAGGGTGAATCGGCGATAGGCGGGAAGAGATCCCCGGTATGGCCGACAAAGAAGCCAAGCTCGCGCAACAAGTCGAGCTTTCGGCCCATCATTCTCGGCGTCAATGCCGCGAAGGACTCCGTCAGGTCTCGTCTGCATATCGACAAGCCGGGGCCAGGATACATGCACTTTCCGTCTGAGAGAGACATAAACTATTTTGCGCAACTGACATCGGAACGGTCGGTTAAGAAGGTTTCAGGCGGCCAACATTACCGAGTGTGGGAGCTTCCTCCCGGAAGGGCTAATGAGGCCTTGGATATAAGGGTCTATGCTTATGCGGCCCTCTGCGGTCTCCTGCATTTCGGGCTCAGATTGAATAAAAGAGTGGAGATGGTGGCAGCCGGGAAGGCGTTTCCTATTCCTCCTTTGACCTCCCCGGTTTCCCCGTCTCCCGTGACGGTAGAAGAAAAGCAAGACCCGGCAGAAGCTTTACGCCAGGCCCTTTTCCCTCAGCAGACGGAGACGTCATCGAAGGCGGTCAAGAAATCGATCATCAGCAGGCTCGCGTAAGAGAGGACCCATGGTAAAGAAAATCAACCACACGACTTTTGAGTATCACCCTGAATTCAAGGGTGAAGTCCAGATCACCAAAGGAGACCAGTCGCTCAAGATTTCCATGGAGGAGCTCCGGGCCTTTGTCGCTGAATCTGTCAGGTACGAACTCGCCGACCACATCCAGAAAATGAAGCCCGTGGACCTTCTGAGGAGGATCGCCTGATGTCCCGTACCAGCGTTCTCGATGGCCTGGACCTCGTCACCCTTCAGGCACGCTTGACGGCGATGCAGTTGGCGCTTCTCGATTTGCAGAGTGGGGCCCAGGTCGCCACGGCAAGCTATGCCCAGGGTGACGGCAACCAGTCAGTGACCTACCGGGCGGCCGATATCGCATCCCTTACACAGGCGATTCTTACCGTCCAAACGCAAATAGACAGGCTAACCGGGGCCAATATGGCCCGTCGCTGGCCGATGCGTCCGTTCTTCTAAAATCAGAGGACTATGAGCAAAATACTCGACTATAACGGGAACCCAATCCCCGTAAGGGGGAAGCTGCGCGCCGACTCCGGAGGCCCTTCATCTGCCCTACCCGGAAACGTGCCCTATCTGTTCCCCTATGATGCGGCCAATTGGACCACTCAGGAGATGGGCGACTGGCTGCCTTGGATTCGGAGCCCGGATTCTGAAATTAACCTTTTTCGGGATCGAATGGTTGGAAGGTCCCGCGATCTCGTCAGAAACGACGGATGGGCATCAGGCGGCATTTCCCGGATTCTCGACAGCACAATCGGCACAAATCTGCGTTTATCGGCCAATCCCGACTATCGGGCTCTCGCAGTTCGATCAGGAAAAAAGGCCTTTGACGCCACATGGGCGAATGAATTCAGGCAGGCCGTAGAGGCTCTTTGGCGTGGTTTTTCACAGAATATAGGCCACTATAACGACGTTTCGCGGCAGCTTACCATAGGGCAGCAATTCCGACTCGCTCTGCGTCACAAGCTGATTGATGGGGAGTCTCTCGGCCTCATGTACTGGCTGCCTGAGCGCATAGGCTATGGCGCAGCGGATTATGCGACGGCGCTTCTTCTGATCGACCCTGACCGCCTGAGCAATCCTTATCAGATGATTGATTCGAAATACATGCGCGGTGGCGTGGAACTTTCGGAACATGGTGTCCCTATTGCCTACCACATCCGAAAAGCCGAGCAGAATGACTGGTATCTCGCCGTCGAAGCCAACACCTGGGAGCGAGTAATCGCCGAAGATGAGGACGGATGGCAACGAATCATCCACGATTTTGACCATGACCGTGCCGGCCAGCATCGAGGCGTAGGCGCATTCACGCCTGTTCTTTCCCATGCTAAAATGCTCGCCCGATACTATGGCGTTACCCTTCAGGCGGCGACCATCCAGGCCATATTTGGGACTTATGTCAAAAGCCCTTATGATCCTGCCCTCGTGCAAGACGCTATCGCAGGGGATCCTGACGCCGAGCTTCCCATGTATCAGGAGCTACGGTCCCAATGGGCAAAAGAACGCCCGGCCATGTTGAACGGCGCCAGAGTGCCGACCCTTGCCCCTGGAGAAGACATTGTTTCTGTCTCCGCCGAGCATCCGAGCGGCAATTTCAAGGATTTCGCCCACGAGATGGTAGGAATAGAGGCGGCGACTCTCGGCATGAGTAAGGAGCAGATGACGCAGGACTGGAGCGAGACGAATTACTCGAGCGCCCGTGCCGCCGCTCTTGAGACCTGGAAGACCCTTACCCGCCGAAACGGGGATTTTAAAACAAACACGGCAACTCCCGTCTATGCGGGTTGGTTGCAAGAGTCTTTTGAAAATGGCGAGCTTCCGCTTCCCACCGGTGCCCCTGACTTTATCGAGGCCAAAACGGCTTATTCTCAATGTTTATGGCTCGGAGTGCCGCGCGGCTGGGTAGATGAAACGAAGGAAGCTGCCGGCGCCGTGATGAGAATGGACGCAGGGCTGTCGACACTCAAGGATGAGGCCAGGATACAGGGCCTCGACTGGGAAGAAGTCGTCCATCAGCGGGCGATCGAAGTGAATCTGTTTAAAGAGCTGGGCCTTAAGCCTCCAGAATGGGCAGGAGAAGTGGCAGCGGCCGAGGCATCAAGACCGCAAGAGTCACCGCGGGCGAGATAATGGACGACTGGATTGATATAGGGGACGGTCATTACATCAGATATTTCATATGGGCTCCCGATAGGAAGCTAAATCCACAGTATGATCATCTTCCCGATGTTGACAAGTTCGGCATTCAAATAAAGCATGGAATTTGTATGTCTGCGATCAACTTCGATGGTCCCGTCCAAAAGGAAATTCTCAAAGACAGCCGTCATATGTGGCAGGTCGAATCATGGGAGCCTCTGACCATATCCCCCAGCGTTCTATGCACAAGATGTGGAGACCACGGGTTTATCAAAGGCGGGAAATGGATTAAAGCATGAGAGGATACGAAATTAAATGATGAATAACCTTCCACATTTGAGCCAAAAGCTCTTTAATGTCCCTCTCGCGATACTGCCGGGCAAGATCGAGGTCATTATGTGCGTCCTCGCAGATCGTTTGGGCGTTACGCGCCTTTTCCGGGCGGACGGATCGGCCGTGATGCTCGATTCTTTCGGCACCGGCGAGCAGGCGCAGGACCGGGCTTACGATGTTGTGGAAGGGGTTGCAATCATTCCGGTGCAGGGGACGCTCGTCCAGAAGCTTGGCTGCCTTCATCCGTACTCGGGCATGACCGGGTATGATGGCATCCGTGCAAACCTCAGCATGGCCATGGAAGACGAGGCCGTGAGGGCGATAGTCCTTGACATCGACAGTCCGGGAGGAGAAGTCAGCGGATGCTTTGACCTCTGCGACGCCATCTATCAGGCCCGGAGTGAAAAGCCTATATGGGCGATCCTGACGGAAAATGCTTTTTCGGCGGCGTACGCGATCGCAAGTGCGGCGTCTCGAATCGTCGTTCCCCGCACCGGCGGTACCGGAAGCGTCGGGGTCATTTGCGCTCATGTGGATTTTTCAAAAGCTCTGACGGAAGCAGGCATCGCCGTTACGCTGATCACCTACGGCGCACGAAAAGCAGATGGAAACGAATTCAACCCCCTGTCCGATGAAGCAAAATCAAGGCTCCAGGCGGACGTAGATACCATGGGCGATATGTTCGTTGATATGGTCGCGAGAAACCGCGATCTTCCCGTATCTACGGTGCGGAATACCGAGGCGGGCTGTTATATGGGCAAAAAAGGGGTAAAGGTGGGTTTTGCCGACGCCGTTATGGCGCCGGATGAGGCATTTCGGGCTCTTTTACAAACAATAAAATAGCCGGAGGCGTTAAATCAAGAAATATATCGCATGTCTGGTAATCGGTTTTCTCCTGTTCATTTCGACCGGCGTTTACGCAGACGACTATATGACCGGTAGTTTTTCCAGCGGTAAAATCACGCCGACCTATCCCCTGACCCTGCCGAGCGGTACCACGCTTCCGGCATCATCGACGGGATATGCAAAACTTACGGTAAGCGGCGGTAATGGATCGATTACGACAGCCGTGCCTGCAACCGGGTATTCGGTAAATACCGGAACTGCCTACACTGTGACCGGGTCAATGGCGCTGGCAGCCGGCGGAACCACCACAGCCACGACCGGGGCGCTGGCAGCGGGTCTTTACATAATTCAGGGCCAGGTGAAATTTGCGACCTCTGCATACACGGGTACCGGCACTGACAATCTGACGTGTCAATTTTACACAACCAACGGAACGCCTGGTGCACTGAGTTCCACTGAACATCAGTCAGCGACGAGAGGCATCCCCACCCTGACCACTTCGACGGGATATACAGACACTCTTTCTCTTGTCGCTCGGCATACGGCAACGGCAGGCGACGTGATTCAGATTTATCGCCAGGGACCGGCATCCGGAGAAACCGCCACCGCCGCAAGCATTGCTTGGGTACAAATACTCCAATAGCAAGATCCAGAAATTATCTTTCAGGGAGGATATAGGTATGAGCAAGATATTGTCGAGCATCGGCAACGCGCTCTCGTTTGCGCATCTGGCCGGCATAGGCATGAAAAAGAAGGCCGATTCCGAGGACGACCCGGAGAAGGAAAGAGAGTCCGAGCGCGATCACGAGGACGAGACCGACGGCGCGAAAAAGGGAAAGCGGGCCAAGGCCGAGGAAGATCGCGAGCGCGAGAAAGAAGACATCGACGCCGAGGAAGAAGAAGGCGACGATGATGATAAGGAAAAGAAGGGCAAGAAAGCCAAAAAGGCGAAGGCCGAAGGCGAAGAGGATGACGAGGAAGCCTGCGACGATAAGCGGGGCAAGAAGGGCAAAAGAGCCAAGTCTGAAGGTAAGGACGATGAAAATGACGAAGAGGATGAAGACGTTGAAATGCGTGGATCCTCTCCTATAGCTCAGGCCAGGCTGAGGGAGCAGCGCCGCTGCGCCGCCATCTTTGCCTCGTCTGCCGCCGCCAAAAACCCCGTGTTGGCCGCCAATCTGGCCTTTTGCACGAGGATGACCCGCACAGAGGCCCTTGCGGTCCTGGAGGCGACTCCCGCGGCTTCTGCGGCTCAGGTTAGAACCCGTCACAATCCGGATGTCGGCACCGGCGCATCCGCATCTTTGACCACAAAACAGGCCGTCGACAAGTCTTTGGACCTGGCATTTTCGAAGGTAGCCGGAAGAAGAAAGTAGCCGCCTGAAGGCTGGCGATAATTCCAGATCATATACGAGGAGAATAACAATGGGTAGCCCTACTGTAACACCCCTTACCGAAGCAAGACACAGCGGCGGTTTTATCGTGTCGGAGGCAAACGGGCATATTTCCCGGGAGCAGATCGTGCTCACCGGTTCGGCCAACATTCCGGCCGGAAGCGTGCTCGGAAAAGTAGCGGTCGGCACTTCCGCAGGCAGCGCGGGCCTGAAGGCCTTCGGCCTCGTCACCCTGGCAAAAAACCCCGTGGATGGTGACACGATCGCCATCAACGGCACAACCATTACCATGAAATCGTCCGGGGCGACCGGCGCTCAGGTCAACATCGGGTCCACGCCGACCCTGACCGCCGCCGCGATCCTCGCCTACATTACGGCTCACAACATCTCGAATGTCACCTGTACGGCATCCGGAAACACCGGCATATTGGTTACGGCCTCGGCAGTCGGCACGGCGGCAAATTCCTATGCCCTGGCGACGTCCAATACGGATGCGTTTACCCTTTCCGGAGCGACCCTCCTGGGCGGCACGGCGGCAAATACCGGAGACGCGACCGTCACAGCCTATACGGTCGGGAGTTCAATCAAGCCCGGCACGTACAAGGCGATATGTGTCACGGCGACAACGGCGAACGTGTTCGACCCTGACGGAGACCTGCTTGGTGTAGCGACTTTCGCCACCCCGTTCACGGACGCGCAGATCAATCTTACCATAACGGCCGGGTCCACCCCCTGTGTTGCCGGCGACACGTTCTACATTACGCCCGCTACCGGTGCAGGGAAATACAAACCCGTGACCGCATCGGCCACGGACGGTAGCCAGGTCGCATCGGCCATCCTTTACGGGACCACGGATGTGACGAGCGCGGACAAAAACGCCGTCATCATGGCCCGCCACTGCGAGGTCAACCTGTCCGAGCTTATCTGGGATAGCTCCATGACACCCGGCCTCATCGAGACGGCAAAAACCCAGCTCGCAAGCAAGTCCATCATCTGCCGGTAAAAATTCACCGGCTCGGCCCACACTCTCTACGGACAAAAGGCCCTCTTCGGAGGGCCTTTTGTATTTCACAATCCAGCACGTAAGGAGACAATACGATGCCTGATATCCTTGATATTTTCCACAGCGATCCCTTTACCGCGATCGCGCTTACCGATGCCGTACAGCGCAACCCGTACCAGCCCATAGGGCTCGGCGACCTCAATCTTTTTGACCCCAACCCGATCAGAACCAAAGCCCTCGCCGTCGAAGAGCGCCAGGGTAAGCTCGCCCTGATTCCGTTTTCGGCACGAGGCTCCGAAGGCACCCAGAGAACGACCGAAAAGCGAAAAATGAGATATTTCGAAGTTCCCCGGCTCATGCATGACGACACGGTCTACGCCGAGGAGCTTCAGAGCGTGAGGGAGTTCGGCACGGAGTCTATCCTCATGCAGATCGAGACGGAAGTGGCCCGGCGTCTTTCCGGTCCTACCGGCCTCCTCTCATCCGTGGAATTCACGAAAGAGTATTTGAGGCTCGCGGCCGTTCAAGGTCTGTGCTGTGACCCACGGGATGGCTCAATCCTCTATAACTGGTTTGACGAGTTCGAGATCACCCAGGCGACGGAGGTTGCATTCAATCTCTCCGCCGGTACCGCAAACTCTCTGAGGCCGATCATTAATGGCATCGTCAGAACCATGGCAAGGAAGGCCCAGGGTGCATTCGTCCCAACCACGAGGGTCTTTGCTCTCTGCGGCGACACCTTCTATGATTACCTCGTCAATCACCCCGACGTAATCCGGACCTTTATCAACTGGTCCGAAGCTCGCGACATCAGGGACGGAAGCCAGGGCGCGGCGTTTTCCGCCTTCGACTTCGCCGGTGTGTCCTGGCTCAACTACCGGGGCAGCGATGACAATTCCACCATCAAGATTGCCGATGACAAGGTGAAGTTCTTCCCTGTCGGCGCTCCCGGTGTCTTCCGTGAAGCCATGGCCCCGGGCGAGACCGTGGATTGGGTCAACACTCCCGGTAAACCGGTCTATGTTCTTCCGATCTTCGACCAGCAGCGCCGGATGTGGTGGAAAATGGAAGTCTACGCCTATCCCTTGTTCATCTGCACACGGCCCGAAGTGCTTCTTTCGGGCAGGGCGGGGACGTAAAAACGTGATCGATTGGAGCAAAACCGTAGTAGCCCCTTGCATCGCGATATTCGGCGAGCCGATTGTCTATTACCCGGCGACCGGCTCGCCGTTTTCGATAAATGGGGCTTTCTACAACGCATACAGTGAGATGACATTCTCCGCTGAGTATGGGACGGAGATATCAACCACGTTCCCGGCTGCGGGCGTTGCGTCCGCCGATTTTTCGAGTCCTCCCGCCCAGGGCGATACTTTAGAGGTCGTCAGAACAGGGAAGACCTACAAAGTTCGCGTGCCCCGTCCGGATGGTAAGGGTGGGATTTTCCTTGTTTTGGACTATGTGAGCGGATAGATGATCGACCGAAAAACCTTGAGACTTGCCGCTGTCTTGACTCTAAAAGCGGCGCATACCTCTGCGGGAAATTCCGTATATTCGCCCGAAGACTGGCCGACTCAGCCCGGGAAATACCCCATTCTCATTGTGAGGACACCCCGGGAGCATAAAGAAAACAGCGCCCCCAGGTCCGGGCTCCCTCAGTTTTTCAGCACGATAACGCTCTCGGTTGTGGGCCGGGTGGAAGCAGTGACGGAGGCGGCAGCATATAGCGCCCTCGAGACTCTGTCGGAACAAATCGAAACCGCCCTTCTCACGAATAGCCAGTTCATCAACGACAACGGCGTTCAGCAGTTTGCCTCGGTCGATACAACCATGGATGTCCAGATAGAAGGCGAGCGCCACTATGGGAGCACGGTCGTGCTCTTCGGCATCGAGGTATTTCAGATGTACGCGCCGACCATTGATGCGGCAGGGAAAGTAATGGCGACACCACAGGCCGATGGCTCAGCGGGAACAATCGTCGCGCCGGAGATCGAGGAAATGGAGATCATCATCGAGGACGGCAATACAAAAAAGACCCTCACGGGAATCGATATCGATTTGGAAGGAGGATAACCATGTACGTGACGCCAGAAACCGGGTTGAAGATTGTCGACCCATTCAAAAAAGATTTTCTCCCGCCGGAAGGGAGAGAGGTAGTCGATGATTCATATTGGCGCCGCCTCGAAAGAGATGGCGACGTGACGACAGGTAATGCGGTGATCCCAGCCGCTCCGGCAGCCAAAGCCCAAACCACGTAAAGGGAGTACCAGACAATGACGATTCCATTTCGCAATATACCTCAGAACCTCAGAGTTCCGCTTTTCTATGCAGAAGTCGACAACTCCCAGGCGAACACGGGCGGCCAGAATCAATGCGCGCTGATCATAGGCCAAATCACCAGCGCGGGAGCTGCTCCTCCCAACATTCCCCTGCTCTGCCAGGGGCCGAATGATGCAATAACCCAGGGCGGCGCGGGCTCCATGCTGGCCCTGATGGTTCAGGCGTATCTCGCCAACGACAGCTTCGGCACCGTCTATTATTTGCCTCTGTCGGATGCGGGCGCAGCAACCCCTGCTTCCGGGACGATTGTTTTTACTCACGTTCCGACCGCCGCCGGCACGATATCTCTCTACGTTGCCGGTCAGAGCGTTTCGGTTTCTGTCTCGGCATCAGAGGCGGTTATAGACATTGCGACGGCTGTTGCCGCTGCAATCAATGCCCTTACAAGTCTTCCGGTGACGGCTGCAACCGGCGGTACTGCAACCGTGACGATCACGGCGAAGAACGCGGGGCTGTGCGGCAACGACATTGATGTCAGGCTCAATTATCGCGGCGCCGTGAATGGAGAATTGACGCCGACCGGCCTCACTTACACGCAGACGGGGACATCGAGCGGAGGGGGTTACCTGCTCGCAGGAGGCGCAACCAACCCGACGTTGACGACCGCCCTTGCCAACCTTCCCGCCGGTGTGCTGTTCGATTTCATTGCGTCGCCCTATACCGATGCCACATCGACGGCGGCTGTCAGTGCAATGCTCAACGATGCCACTGGTCGATGGAGCTATGCTCAGCAACTTTATGGCGGTGTTTTCATGGCTTCGCGCGGCTCGTCGGGAACTCTCACCACGTTCGGAAATACCTTCAACGATCAGCATAGTTCGGTTATGGGCATGTTTGATTCCCCGACACCGGCCTGGATATGGGCGGCGGCGGTAACGGGAGCGGCAGCGGCCAGTCTTAAGGCTGACCCTGCGATACCCCTTCAGACCGTTGCATTCCACGGCGTTCTGGCGCCTCCCGTCGCGTCTCAGTTCCTGATCAGCCAGCAAAACACCCTGCTCTGGAACGGAATATCGACGTTTACCGTCGACCAGGGCGGCGTCTGCCACATTCAAAACCTCATCACAACTTACCAGAAGAACGGCTTCAGCGTGGCGGATGACAGCTATCTCGAAATTGAGACGATGTATACGCTCATGTATGTGCTTAGGTTTCTCAAAACAATCGTCACGAGCAAGTACTCGCGGGTGAAACTCGCGGCTGACGGGACGGCTTTTGCGCCCGGCAGCGCGATCGTTACGCCCAAAATTGTCAAAGCTGATCTCATCGCCGGATACCAGCAACTCTGTTACGACGGGTATTGTCAGAATGCGCCGAAGTTTGCAGCCGGGCTCGTCGTCGCGCAGAATTCCACCAACCCGAACAGACTGGACGTGCTTTATCCTGCCGTATTGATAGACCAGTTGAGGGTCTTCGCGCTTCTCGCCCAGTTCAGGCTCGTCTAAAGCAGGAAAAACCACGCACAAAATCGAAAGGGGGCCGGTCTTGGCCCCCTTTATCTTAAGGAGTGACTGCAATGGCAGATATTACCAATCGTGTTGCCGGAACGGCATACCTCACCGTAGACGGCGTTTCGTACGCCCTCGCGGGCGATCTGGAATACAACCCCAGCATAGTAGCGCGTGAAAGCGTGATCGGTCAGGACGGCGTCCACGGCTATAAGGAAACGCCGATGGCGCCCCATATCTCGGGATCGATACGCGACATGAACGGCCTGAGCATAGCGGAGTTGAACGCGATGACGAACGTAACGGTCGTGCTCCAGCTCGCGAACGGAAAGCTCGTTGTAGGCCGGAATATGTGGACGGTCGAGAGCCAGACCGGCAAGTCAGGGGACGGAACTGTTGAAGTAAAGTGGGAAGGGTTGCAGGGTAGCGTCACAGAGAACTAAGGCAAAAACAAAGAGAGGAAACGATGGCAGGCAAAAAGATTAAAGTTTGTGGCGTCGAGTATGACTCCATTGATGAAATACCCGAAGCGCTAACGATGCCCCTAAGAAAGCCGGTCAAAATAGGGGACCAAATCTATGAGGCTCTTAATTTGAGAGAGCCCACGGCCGGGGAATGTTCTAAGATGGCAAGAAAGGCTGAAACGGACCCCACGGGGGCCTTGATCGATCTCATATCCATGGTATCCGGGATAGCTCCTCCTATTATTGAAAAAATAGGTGTCAGGGATATGAGGGAGGCCGGACAATACCTCGCGGTTTTTACCAATCCCGGCCAGGCAACGGGGACCGAATCATAGCCGCATTGACAAAATTTTTTGGGTGGGGTCCTGATGGGGCATGGTCGCAGACCTGGACTCGGCTTTTGTGGTGGAATGATCAGGCTATTCAAATGGTGAAGGAAGGTAAGAACAATGGCAGATAAGAAAAATGTCTTCACCATTACGATTTCCGCTACAGACAAGGCGACAGCGACCGTCAAAAAGGTCAATGAGTCCATCAGCAAATTTGTTCGTCCCGTCACTGAGGTTAAGCGAGCGACGAGCGCCCTCGGAAAAGAGATGGGCCTCGGCAAGATCGGAAAAGGGTTCAAAGACGTTGCCGTGGCCGCAACCGATGCGGCGAGAGAAGCGTCAAAAATCGTTGCTCCTCTCGCCGCCATAGTCGGGGTCGGAAGCATCATCGGTATTGTAAAACTCTCGAAAACATGGGGGGATCTCGGCTCGGAAATTAGTCGAACCAGTCAGATCATAGGCATCTCTACTCATGATCTCCAGGCCTTCCGGGGGGCGGCTCGCCTCGCCGGCCTTTCTTCCGATTCAATGACAGCTGGGCTCAAGACTTTGGGCGGTACGATGCAAGACGCCCTCGTGGGTCGTAACAACGATGCCCTGTATGTAATGAGACGGCTCGGAATACAGATGAAATATACGGCAAACGGTGCCATAGATACCGGGGCTGCACTTCTTGATTTGTCAGAAATCATGCAGACATCGAACATGAGCGTCCAGTCTAAAAGATCGCTTGCCCAGGTATTCGGCCTCGAAGAGATGCTTCCTTTGCTCATGAAGGGGCCTGAAGCTATTAAGGCCTATCTTGACCAAATGGAGCGCTCAAACACGATTATGGGAGGCGATGCCCTGAAATCGGCTGATACCTACCGGGAATCCATGGAAAAACTCATGATGGGCCTAAAGAACTTCGGCTACACGATCGGAAACGTTCTCATCCCAGTTTTGCAGCCCCTCGTGGATAAGATTACTACATGGGTGACCGCCAACAAACAATTGATCGCCACAAAACTTGCTGACGTTGCTCGAGACATTGCCGGCGCTCTAAAAGAGATAGATTGGATGGCGGCAATTGATGGTATCAGTGACTTTGTCAAGGGCGTCGTAAAGGCTGTGGACTGGGTCGGCGGGTGGAAAGTAGCGCTTGCGGGCCTGGCCTTCGTGATTGCAACCCCGCTTTTGTCCGCAATTGCGAATCTAACGACGGCTCTCATCGCTCTTGGCGGGGTAATGATTGCTAACCCCGTAGGAGCCATCATCACGGGAATAACCCTTGGCGTTTTGGGCCTTGCTTTTGTTGGTTATGAACTCGTCACGCATTGGGAAGAGGTTAAGAACCAGTGGGGCGATATCTGGAAAAGCATGGCCGAGGGCGTCAATGGCCTGATTGAGTCATTGAACCGAGTTCCTTTTGTCAACATTCCTAAAATCGACACCCGTCACGGCGCAAGCGGAAGCTGGGACAATCCCTCAGGGGGAAATTTCGGAGGTAAGGGCGCAAGCGGAAGCTGGGGCGGTCCTGCATCGCTTTCTTCCGTCGCTTCCCCTGATCTTCTCGGTCTGGTGAAAAACCTTGAAGGCAGCGGCGATAATGCCATTTCCAAGGCGGGCGCCATTGGCACATACCAGATCATGCCGGATACAGCCCGGCAGTTTGGTTTTGACCCTACGAAACTGAACGATCCTATTTACAGCGAGAAAGTTGCTCGGACTATACTGGGTGATTTGTCCAAAAAATATCCCGGGGACCTCGATGCTATTCTGACAGGGTACAACGCCGGTCCAGGCAGGGCAGATACATTTTTAAGGTCTGGCCGCAACGCCGCCCTGCTTCCCAAAGAGACACAGGGCTATCTCGCCCGCGCTCGCGCCCTCATTTCCGGCACGGGTCCGGCAGTGGCCACGCCCTATTCACCGGTACCGGGGGCTTTCCCCAATATTGCAAGGAACGGAAGCGCAGGAGCAGCCGGCGCACCCTATGCCCAGGGGTCAGGCGCGATCATCGTGACAGTCAATTTTGAGAACGCGCCCCGCGGTATGAAAACCACTACTCAAACAAAGGGTAACGTCATCGCCAATACCAAGATCGGTTTTGCCATGCCTGAATTCGGTGCATTATGAGTTTCTTTGCGAGCCTCAGACGAGCCTCTTTTGGAGGTGTTCCTTTCGGCGTCCTGGCGGGAGACGGACACTTTGGGCGGCGCCAGGCGGTTCATGAATACCCATTCCGTGATACTCCATGGGTCGAGGATCTCGGCAGGTCTGCCCGGCGAATCAACGTGATAGGCTTTATCGTCGAGGACGACAAGATTAGCGGCGGCGCCGATGTCATTATTCAGAGAGACCGCCTCTTAGAAGTAGCCGAGTCCTCTGCCCAGGCGACGCTCGTTCACCCGACCTATGGAACCATGCAGGTAGCACTGCTCGAGATATCCGTTTCTGAAAAGTGGGACGAGGGGTGTTATTTTGAAATCGCCTTTAGCTTTATCCAGGCCGGGGAAAGGACCATGCCAAGCATCATCGTGGCCACAACCGCGATGGTCAAGAAAAAGGCTTCTTCCGCCTATTCCGCCTCGATATTCGATTACGCCCTTGCGGCCGTCCGGCTCGTGCACCTATCCTCATCGCTCATCAAGACGGCCATATACACGGTCAAGACGTGGACGAAAATAGTAAAGAACGTCGTGAACGACGCGACGAGTCTTATCGGTATGGTCTCAGAACTTGCCGGTACCCAGACCGATTATGGCCGCTATGCCGGAGGGGGTACAACCGGTTTTACGGGCTCGGCGAAAACCCTGGCGACAAAGACCACAAGCGAACTCATCGCCGCCGGCTCAGCGTCGAGGTCTGCCGTTGAGATCGCAGCGGCAAAGCTCGCCACGCTCGCCGCGTCAGGAATGGGAGCAGACCCCGTCATGGCCAAAAAGGCTGCGGCCGATATTGGGGAAGCCGCACAAGGGTTGACCGATGCGATACTCTCAGCCATGGCCGATCCGGCGGATGCTGTGCGCCTGTTTCCGACGCTTGCAGATTTCATCCCGGCGACCTACTATCCGCCATCGGTTATCGGCAACGCGAGAAAAGCCTTCGAAACAGCAATGGCCAATCTCTTTCGGCGCTGTGCGGTGATTGCTCTGGCAAAAGCATCCGCATCCTATCAGCCGTCCTCATCCGATGACGCGGTGGCCGTTCGAAGAAGCGTGGTCGCTCTCCTCGACCGTGAAATTGTCGTCGCCGGTGACAATGGGGACGACTCGACATTCAATGCTTTCCGTGAGCTGAGGCAGGCGGTAGTCATTGATCTTAACACGAGAGGGGCCGCGCTTCCCGCCCTCAAGACGGTCACCTTCCAGGCATCTCTGCCGGCGGCGGTCGTATCGCTGAGGCTCTATCGAGATGCAGGCAGGGCGGACGAAATATCCCGGGAGACGGGCGCTCCTCATCCCGCATTTCAGACCCTTTCAATGAAAGTCCTGGCATCGTAAGGAGACACCTAAATGCCTCAATTTGCCAATATAGAATCAGTTTTTGGAACCTCGATGAAGAAAAGTATGTCGAAAGAGGAGACGGTCAGGGCTTTACGCCTTGCCATCGCTGCCGAGCTTGAGACAGCGTCTCTCTATGAGCAGATCGCGGAAGGAACGGCTGATGCTTCGGTCAGAGAAATCATGTACGACATTGCCAGGGAAGAGCAGGTCCACGTCGGCGAGCTCCTCCACATGATCGAGAAGGTCAACAAACGGGAGAAAGACGCCTACGAAGAAGGCGAAGACGAGGCGGCCGAGAAAGTGGGGTAGCCCCTTCTATTGTTATCGTTCTGTGTTCTTGCGCGGCATCTTTTTATTGATAATTTCACTGTCTATTATGCTTGTCTTGGAAAATACCTCAAGACATCCTTGAAAGGCTCCCGCCCAGACCAAGACGCTAATCAGGGCAATGCACCAGCCGGACATCGTCGGAATAAAGATTATCAAAGCAAGGCAAACCAAAACGGGCGGGATCATAGCTACCAACAATGCTTTGTCACTTCGTTTCACGACTCTACCTCCAAGGTGAATTTTAATGCCCACTGATGGTGATATTACTCTCTTTGTCGGGGGTCAGTCAATCTCAGGATGGCAAAGCGTCCGCATAACTCGTGGAATCGAGCGCTGTCCGAATGACTTTGACATATCCTTTACGGAGCTTTTCCCCGGTGATGGGAGCACTGTTGTCGTCAAGCCCGGCGACTTCTGCAAGGTCTTCATCGGGTCTGATCTTGTCATTACCGGCTATGTCGACCGGCTTAATCCGAGCATCGACCCTCAATCCCATACGGTAAGAATCACGGGCCGCGGTAAGTGCCAGGACCTTGTTGATTGCGCGGCTGAGTGGCCGGGCGGGCAGATAAGCGGCTCTTCCATTCTTCAGATTGCTCAAAAATTGGCCGAGCCTTATGGGAAGGACGATAAGGGCGTTCCCATCAGCGAAGATTCGCTCATTACCGTCACGGCGGTAGACTCCACAGTGGGTCCCCCGATACCTCAATTTAACCTGATTTATGGGGAGACGGCCTACGAGATCATCGAACGAGTATGCCGCTACCGGGGCCTTCTCGCCTACGAACTGCCCGACGGAAATCTCTTTCTCGGCCGGGTGAGTGATATGACGGCGGCGAGCGGCTTCACTCAAGGGGATAACATCCAGGCCGCGAACATAGAATATGCTATGGATCAGCGGTTTTCTATGTATCAGGCTCGTCTTTTGTCCATGGAGTTGTGGGGCGATATCCCGGGCCCAGGCGGTTCCTATAAAGACACGCAGTATGATTTTCCAGACCCTTCCGTGCTTCGGCGTCGCCTCAAAATTCTCATCGCCGAAACTGCCGATGTGGGAATGGAAATTTGCAAACTACGGGCTCGGTGGGAAGCATCCCGCCGTGCGGGGAGATCGAGTACCCTTTCTCTTGTCGTAGATAGTTGGCGCGACAAGGGAGGCACTCTATGGACCCCTAATACCCTTGTCCCCCTTGACGTCGCCACTTGTAAAATACCGCAGGGGACGATGTGGACCATCGGGGCCGTCACCTACCGGCGGGATGAGAACGGCACGACAGCCGAACTTACGATCATGCCTCCTGGCGCCTTTTTACCTGAACCGCCTCAACCGATGCCGGCATTCTGGGATTATCATAGATGACAAATAACCAAGGTTTTATGGCCTCAATTGAGCGGGCCACTCGTCGAATTATCTTTTCTATTAATCGAGGGCTCAAGCGTTCGGGCGACGATAGCGGTACCATGCAGAAGCTGCAAATTCAACTTGGGGCAGACGAGATACGAGACAACACCCCTCGTCTCATTGAGTTCGGATTTGCCTCCATGCCCCCCGATGGTTCCGATTTAGTGGTGCTCTTTGCGGGGGGAAACAAATCTGCCGGCGTCGTCATCGCAAGCGGCCACATACCGAGCCGCCCCAGGAACCTCCTCCCCGGAGAATCGAAGCTCTACAGCCAGGACGGCAAATATATCTATATGACGGCGGCCGATGGAATCACGATCGATGCCAAGGGTCAGCCCGTGACCATTAATAACGCCTCGACGGTGACGGTGAACGCATCGGGCGACGTGACGGTCAATTCAGCATCCAAGGCCACCATCACGGCCCCCCTCATCACCCTTAATGCGGCGAATATCGCCATGGGAGGAATGTCGGGCGCGTCGGCAGCGGCAGTCCTCAAAGGGGATTTTACTTTGCAGGGCAGCCTTACCGTCACCGGAAACATAGGCGCCTCGGGCACCATCCTCGACGGCAGCGGCAACACCAATCACCATACCCATTAAAAGGAATCTATGAGCGATATCTATACGAGATGGAGCAATAGCCTCCAGATGGGGGATTGGTCCATAATCGGGGCAGACATCGAGAGCGGAGACGACGTCGTGACGGCAACCCTCATCAGCCTTTTTACGGATCGGCTCGCCAACCAAGACGACGTGATTCCGGATGGTACCGATGACCCGCGCGGATGGGTAGGGGACCTTGATCAACAGGTGCTTATCGGCTCGCGTCTCTGGCTCCTCAGCCGTTCCGTTCTCACGCAGGAAGTTGCAAACACCTCAAAAGATATGGCTGCAGAAGCCCTTCAATGGCTGATCGATGACGGGGTGGTGGTCAAGATAGAAGTCTCAACAGAGATCGTCCTTCCCAACCGGCTCAATATGAAAGTCGTCCTTTACCGGAACGACGGGACAAGAACCGCCATGAACTTCACGAATTCATGGCCCGGGGTGAAATAACATGCCATACGAACGCCCTACGCTTTCGGAGCTGAAGGCCCGTGTCGCGTCAGATATCCAGTCGGCGCTCGACGGATCGGATCCACTTCTCCGCTTTTCGAATCTCGGTATTATTGGCGTCGCTCTCGCCAATCTCGCGAGCGCTCATTATGGGTACCTGGATTGGATCGCACAACAAGGCGTACCCTTCACGGCAACCGACGAGTATCTCTACGCATGGGGAGCGCTCAAGGGAGTCACCCCGAAAGCTGCCACGAAATCGAGCAACGGGCGAATCACTTTTACCGGTTCAAACGGGGCCGTCATCCCTGATCAATCATCTATCGTTCGAAGCGACGGCACAGCGTTCACGGTTCAAGGGGCCGTGGTGGTGACGGGAGGAACGGCAGTTGTAGCAGCGACCGCCGATAACCCCGGCGGGGCCGGGAATTCCGAAGCCGGTATTGTGATGAGCCTCGGGGCCGCCATTGCCGGGGTAAACTCCAGCGGGTCCGTCACTACCGCTTTTACCGATGGATCCGATGACGAGACGGTCGAAGCCTTCCGTACGCGGATGCTTCAGGTCTACGCCGAGCCTCCACAGGGTGGGTCAAAAGTCGATTATATTGAGTGGGCCCTCCAGATTCCCGGCGTGACACGCGCCTGGTGCAATCCTAATGGATTCGGCGCGGGAACAGTCGTTGTCTACACTATGTTTGACGACACCGAATCCGCGCATGATGGATTCCCTCAAGGGACAAACGGCGTTGCCACGGATGAGGCAAGGGATACCCCGGCGACAGGAGATCAACTGACCGTTGCTGATCATCTCTTTCCGCTCCGCCCGGTGACTGCCCTTGTATATTCGGTCGCTCCCTTGGCGGTCGCCATAGATTTTGCTATCAGTGGCGTTCCGGTCGGCAATAGAGCCACCGTTACCGCAGAACTCGCCGCGCTTTTCAAAAGCGAAGGGACTACAGAAGGGGGAGCAATCCCGATATCATCCGTCTGGACAACGATCGCGTCCGCCATCGGCGTGACTGATTTTATCGTCTCGTCTCCTGCGACAGACATTACGACGACCGTCGGGTATCTCCCGGTGCTCGGGACAGTGGTATATACCTGATGCTGGCTCCCGATTTTACTAACGCCGACTTCCTCGCAGCCTTGCAGGCATTTTTCCCGAAGGGGCGAATATGGCCGAGAGAACCGGATTCCGTCCAGTCCCAGGCGCTCTCGGGATTCGCGAGTATCTTTGTCAAGACATCCTCGGACGCCAAGCAACTGATCAAGGATATCTTTCCGCCGACCACTTACGCCTTGCTTCCCGATTGGGAGTCGACGCTTGGCCTTCCCGATGAGGTTATAGGGCAGCTTTTTACGACAGCGCAACGGGTCGCCATGGTAGTTGAGAGATTCTGCAACACCGGCGGCCAGTCCGTTTTTTACATAATCGCCTTCGCGGCAAATCTCGGGTACACCATCACCGTCACCGAGTATGTACCGGCAAGAGCCGGGCGCCTGAAGGCCGGTCAGCCTGTTTGTGGCGCTGCATGGGCTCATGCGTGGTGCGTGACCTGCGAAGAAATACCGGTGACAACTTTTCAGGCCGGCAGATCGGGCGCAGGAGATGCCCTACGAAGTTGGGGCAACGTTCAATTGCTCCGAGAACTCAGCAGGATTTCCCCGGCTCACACTATTGAGATGTTTGATCTCGCATAGATAGGAGGATAACGAATGTTCCGAATTGATGATGCCACCGCGACGCCGTCTCTCCCTACCCCAGAGGCGGCGGGGACGGAAGGTTATTTTACAGAAGGAAACCCTGTCACCGGTGAAAAAGCAACTGACGTACGGGCCTCGTGGCTCAATATGGTTCAGGAAGAAATCCGGTCCGTCGTTGTAGCAGGGGGCCTTACTCCGTCCAAAACGACCTACAACCAGGTATTGACGGCCATCGAAAAGCTCATAGAAACGGGAGCCTACAACTATGCCGCCGACACAGGGTCCGGCAATTCATACGTGATCGCCATGGCTCCGGTATTGCTCGCCCAGGTACCTGGAATGCCCGTATGGTTCGCACCGGGCAGCGATAACACAGGTGCCTCGACGATTACCGTGAACGCCCTTGCGGCGGCGGACATCAAATACCGGGGGGCGGCTCTTCTTCCCGGTCGGCTTCGCGCGAATGCCCCGGCCTGTATCATGTGGACAGGCACATATTTCGAGCTGCTCACCCCCTGCCAGCCCGCAGGTCAGATACTTTGGCATGCAGGCACAACGGCCCCGGCAGGAGCAATCAAACTTAACGGCGCGGCTATTTCCCGCACAACCTATGCGTCCCTGTGGGCATGCGCTCAGGCCGCCTCTTCCGTCGTTTCGGAAGCGACCTGGACGGCGGGATCTTCGGGCTGCTTTTCGGTCGGGGACGGGGCGACTACCTTCCGCGTACCCGACTTACGGGGCGAGTTTTTGCGGGGGCTTGACGATGGGCGGGGCGTGGACGCGGCACGTGTGCTTGGCGTGAGGCAATCCCAGGACGTGCAACCGCATACTCACCCTATTAATTATGGAGAGGCGGGCAGCATTACTGCGGGTTTCGGTCTGTATGATACATCGTCGGGCATCGCCAACATCGGCGCCAGCACGGGGGCGGAAACAAGGCCCCGCAACATCGCCTACTTGGCATGCATTACCTATTAATGGAGGATCGATATGCAGATATACAACTATAGCTCAACAACAGGGGAGTACTTAGGCGTAAGCGCGGCCGATCCTGACCCGCGCAACCAAGGTGAATATCTCATGCCCGCCTTTTCTACCGTGACAACTCCGCCTGAAATCAAAGATCATGAGGCGGCCGTCTTCGTTGATGGTGCTTGGCAAACTGTGCCCGATTACCGGGGAACGACCTGGTGGAGGCCTGACGGGACATCCTATACGATCACTGACATAGGCATTTCCCCGTTCAAAAACCACACGTCGACGGAGCCCCCTGCTGCAACGGCGGCAAGAGTTCAAGCCGCTCTGGTAAAGGATGCTCTGGCCGCTCTCGCCGAAAACGACATGGTTTTTATCCGATGCGGTAAAGCGGGAATCCCTTACCCCGAAGCATGGAGTACTCGAGACGAGGCTCTCAGGGAGATTGTCCGCGGAGATTCTCAATCTACCGAAATCCCCGGCTACCCCAGGACCTCTGCCGGCGCGATCGCCTATCCCGAAGGAACGTAAATACAAGGAGGAAACTCTTGAAAAAATTGTCATTTATTCTCGTTCTGGCGCTGCTTCTCATAGGATTTAATTCGGCTGCCTTTGCGTCCGGATCGTCGCACACATGCGCCGGGCCCGTGACGATCGGAGGCTATGGCGACAGCAACACCGTCACAATAACCTGCTCGTGGGTAGGGGATTCGTACACGGGCGCCGTTCCATCCGTCGATGTCGGCGAGCCTCTTGGATATTATCCATATCAGGTCGATATAAACCCCGGTACCCCTGCGCCGGTGGCCGCCACGATGACGCTCACGTTCTTGATCGGCAGTAGCACTTTTGACCTCATAAACGGCAGCGGAACAGCGGTAAGCGCGGCAACGGCAACATGGAAAGTGCTCACATCGGGCGGGGTAGGCTTTCGGCGCAACATCGGGACGATTACCGGCAATGTGACAAACACGGTGGCCGGCGCGAAGGGATCATACACGATCACTTCCATATCGAAGTGATAAGGAAACCGACCATGAAAAGGATAATCCTTCTACTCTTCATCTTCCTGGCAACAAGCGGGATTTCTCAGGCTATACCACCCATCCCTGGTATTCCCGCCAACTGCTCCTCCACCTCTTGCACACCCGCAATTCCCATCGGCACGACCGAGGTCGACGGCCACGCCAACGCCACCCTGACGCCCGCACAGGTCACGGGGACAACCATCCATAATGTCGGCCAGGCGGCGGCAGATATCTCGCTCACGCTGCCTACCGCGACAAAGGACGGCCGATTTGTCCTTATGGTCGGCACGGCTCAGGCGGCAAATAAGTGGCGGATACGAGCGGCGGTAACCGATAAAATCTATCTCGATGGGACGGCCGGTAGCGACAACGGATATGTGAAGATCCAAGGCCCTGCTGTCGGCAATTGGCTATCCTGTAAGTCAATGAAAACCGATGCCTACGACTGGATATGCATCACGGGGGACGGCGTATGGACCGCAGAATAACCCCTGAACGTCAAATCCTCCTCCTCCCTTGCCAATGGTTTCAAAGACGCGGTCGAGGTCATGCAAATACCATGACCCCCGTGACCCGTCTTATCCTCTCCTTCCTCCTCCTCTCCCTCATCCCGAGCGTGGGGTGGGGGGCGACAGTGTACATTGGCAAGGTCAATGGAGTCCCATATTACTCGGCGTCGTGGACCTCATGCAGCCAGGTCGCAAACACGGGCACACAGGGAGGGTTGACACAGGCTGCCAATGCGCTCGGCAATAATGGAGAGCTAAAAATCTGTCCCCCTACCCAGTTTGTTTTCCCTGTTGTCTGGTCCGGGACAGACCTCGGGGCAGCGTCCTGGCTCGGGTCGTCGAGGACAGGACAAACAATCGGCTGCTCCACTAATAACAAGGCCGATTGTATACTCGACGGCGCACAGTCGACTGGAAATGATGTGATAGGCAACGTTCTTGCCGGTATGACGTTTCATGACTTGACCATCAAAAATTCGCCATCAGGCAAATATGCCATAAATTCGGCCACTGCCTTCACCGGTCGGAACCTCGATCTCACTGACAATGATCGTGGTCTATACCTTAGAGATAATGCATCCGGCACCTACGTGCTCGATAAAGTCAAGGTGCGGAGATCAACCGGTTCCCCCGTGGCATCGTCCGGCGCGCACACCGAGACCTGGACGTGGCCAATATTTGAAGACAATGGAGCCTTTATTACCTATTACAGCAACATCACCGCATCCTATATCCAGGGGCACAGCATAGGATTTCCCGACCTCGCGTATGCGTCTAATTCCGGTTCTGTCGCTCCTAACGTTACCTGGACAAACCATATTTTCGGGGTGAATAACCTCGAAGGAAACCCCAACTCTCCCGTGATCCAGACATGGGGCGCGGGAAGCTGGACATTTAATAATTGCCTTCAAGGAGACGGTGCAATCGGGAAGGCACAGTTTATCGCCAACACAGCCGGAACGGCCACAATAACTATTAACAATAGTCCCGATACCTATGTCGCCAAATGGGTAAGCCCTCGCACATCCGGACGCACTTTTTTTTGTATCGATGACACGCCGAACCTTAACAACTGGTACACTTTGGCCGATCTCGCCAATACTACCTACGGTTTTCCCGTCGTTTTTGCGATGTTTCAATCGGGCGCCGGTGCGGTTAATTGGGGTAAAATTGCTCGCTACATCAACCGGGGAAATGAGATCGCCGCTCACGGAGAAATGTTTCTTTATACGGGCACAGGTGATACCGTTAATGCATTTGTGGCCAAGGCGTCGGCTGGAAGCATAGTCATTTCCCCGATTGCCAAGCCTGACCCGAATGATTCTTCAACCTGGACGGGCACAATCCAAGGCCCCGGACAGGCCGCTTTTCAACTCCAGAACCATACGGTGTGGGACGCGGAGCAGTACCTCCTTACCTGTACAGGCGTGACCATTGGGAGCGCCACCGGACAACTCGACTGGAACCTGAGCGCCACCGACCTTGGAGTGAGGGCAGCGACGCTATCACCTGGAACCTATGCGCTCACAAGCGGTGGGGTGACTATCACATTTACTCAGGCCGATCTATTTCAATATTCGATGGTAGAAACAAAAGCATGGCTGGAAAGCCACATCAGAGCCGTCACGCAGGACGATATCGGGAACCCCATCGATATGTCATCCTGGACATGCAAATCATTTGTGTGGCCCGGAGGCTGGCACAATACCACGGCGGAGACCTATGCCCTCGGGACAGCCGGGTATTTGCAGGTAAGAGGAGTACAGCAAATCAATAATGCGAGCTATTCTCCCAACGCCTACAAACTGGCTGCCGCAGGGTCGCTCAATTACTATACGGCCCTTGGTACGACCGATGCCGACATACTCAAGGAGGGAGCAGGGTTTTTTGAATCGCTCACCCATTTCGGTGGCGCTGGTGGTTGTCACGGCCACTCGTTTACTGATAGCGGTCTGGCCAACTGGACATCCCTATTTAATGCTGCATCAGGTGTGCCCGGTCTCACAGTTACGACGTTTTCCGGGGCGATGGACTGGATAAGGTCGCACGCCGATCATACAACGGCGAACGTTGCCTATCGCTGCGCGGACGGAACGGGACGTTGCATTGTTGATCAGGCGAATTATCGTATCCGCCCCAGTTCTCCTGCTCGTGGTGCAGGAGACCCGACAGTTTGCGTGATCCTCGGAGATGCCACCTATGCCGACGGTACGCCGATGTGTGTGGGAGGCGTGGCGGTCGGGGGAAAGGTGAATATCGGGGCGTATGGGGTGAAGTCAGCGGTAGGGGCGGCGCTTGACCTCGGCCTCATGAAATAAGCGGATCGGCAGAAGCGCACCAGGGGCAGCTACGCGAGTACGAAGATAGGGGAGAGGGACAATGGAGTTTTTTATGGTGGTCACAGCGGCAGTCACCCCAATGGCAAACGATGCAGCCACTCTTCAAGGCGTCATCGGCTTTCTCATCATGGTCATTCTTGGGATCATCGCGTTTTATGTCGGGCGACTCTACATCTCGATCGGTCAGTTGTACGACCTCACCCGGAACCTCGGCGGGGATCTGGCGAAACTCAGAGGCGAACATGATATGGTCACGAAGAGGGGGCATAAATGAATAGATGTCAGAAAAACAACAATCCGGGCAACATCAAATTTTCCAAGCAGAAGGAAGCGACCGGAAAAGATGACAAAGGCTTTGCGATTTTCCCCGATGCGCCGGCGGGATTCAGGGCCCTCCATGATCAGATTACCCTTTACCGGCAGAGGACCATGACCGTAGGACAGGTCATCAATGCGTATGCCCCGTCGTCCGAGAACAACACCGACAACTATCTTAACTTCGTCTGTACGCAGCTTCGGTGTAAACCAGATACGCTGGTCATGGAAGTAAGTAAGTATGCCCTGGGCGCGATCATAGCGCAAATGGAAGGGTACTTCGCAAAGGAGGGATGATATATGGAAATCAAGGAAATACTCGGCAAGGTTCTCGACGTTGCATCACCGCTTGTCGAGGCATTTGTTCCGGGGAGCGGGTTGGCGATTCAGGGAGTGAAGGCGATTGCAAAGGCGTTCGGATTGAAAGAGAACGATGTCACCCCGGAGAGGCTGTCCCAACTGGCGGCAGAGGACAAAGACTTCGCCCTCAAGATGCGTCAGGCCGAGATGGACTATCAACTCAAACTCAACGAGCAGGAGCTACAGAAGACGCAACAGCTTCTTGCCGATGTCCAGAACGCCCGGAACATGAACGTGGAGACGACGAAGGCGACGGGGAAGAGGGACTTGAATCTCTACCTTTTGGCTTGGGTGATCGTCCTCGGTTTCATGGCCCTTGTCGCTCTGCTCATCTTCAAGGAACTGCCGAAAAACAGTAATAACGTAATTTTCATGCTATTTGGTGCGCTCCCCTCTGGCTCATGGTCGTCAATCAGGTGGTAAAGGATACCTCCATGACTCTCGCATATCCCGCCCAGGTTGAGCCCCTATTCTGCACGAACGTAGGAGAAGCCCTCAATATCAATAGTTC